TTACATGACTGGTACGAGAAGTATGTGAAGCCAGTGAAGAGTAGCCGCGACAGCGTCAGAGCTGCGAGGGTAATTGCTGATGAGATGGTCGAGTATCAGAAACAGCAAGAGCAAGAGCAGAGCGAGCAGGGCCAACCCGAAGAACAGCAGTGTGACGGTGGTCAGGGTGACGGCGAGGGTGAGGAAGTACAGGTTGAGCTAGATCCTACAGGGATTGAGACTACAGGTCAGAGTGAAGACGGCGAAAAACCTACTGAAGACGTTAGCCAGGGAAAGCATGGGGACGGTGATCAACCTGACGATAATGGAGACGTGACTGGCCAAGGTGACGGCGAGGGTGGTGATCTTACCAAGGCGTCAGAGGAACCCGTAGTGCCGATGCCTGTCGACATCGACATTCGTGAGGCACTTGATGTTGATGCCAAGCGTAAGGATGGGGAGAACAACCAAGGTAAATCGTTGCACTACATGCCAATGTTCGAGGAGTTCGATACCATACTGACACGGAGACAGGACGCTCCGTCCGTTACCTCTGACTTATACAAGTGGGAAGCTGTATTCCACGACGGCGATCGACGAGGCAGACGTTTCAAGACTGGGCAGTCGGCGTACAACAAGATGCTGAGTGAAACCCACGGCACGCTCTCTGTGATGCGTCGTAAGATACAGCGTGCGTTCATGGCCAAGATGAACAGGGAGTGGACAGGTGGTCATGAGACGGGTCGACTTAACCCTCGTGATCTGGTGAGGGCATACCAAGGTGTAGACAAAGTGTACCGACAGAGATCCGACGCGCCGGACATTGATACCAGTGTGCAGATACTTGTTGATGCCAGTAGTTCGATGAATGGCCCACGCATGAGATGTGCGGCGGTCACTTCGATAGCGTTATGCCAGACGCTTGACGCCATTGGTTGCGAGACGGAGGTCATCACGTTTGATGGTATTGTGTCTGACGATGCTTGGACAAGTGAAGAGCGACAGCAAGCATATGACTTGGATCATGGTCACTGTTACACTCGCCTCTATCCCATGTCACTGGTTGCACACAAGGAGTTTGATGAGCCGATACGTCAGGTGCAGACAGCATTGGGTAACATGCTGGTGATGCCTGATGGTGGGACGCCAACTGGTGATGCGATTATGCTGTCGTACAAGCGATTGTTGGCGAGGCCGTCAGCTAGGAAGATCATGTTGCTTGTGACCGATGGTATGGCGAACAACCAACAGCTTTGCAAACAAGTTATCAAGCATGTTCAGCAGAAGGGCGTCGAGATCGCAGGCATTGGTATTGGCGGTGACTACATTGGTAACTGGTGTGACAAGTCGATCACAGTGCGTCATGTGGACGACCTCGCCAGTAAAGTGATGGATGATTTCGCCAAGATGTTACTGGGAGAACGGTTCAACGCGAGCAATGTAAAAGGAGAAGCCGCATGAGTGAAGAGAGAAAGCCACAAGCTGACATGCTTGAGGAAGGTGATGAGCTAACGGAGGATCAGGCGAAGATGGTAGCGACTATCTGCCAGTATCTCGACGGCAAATCGTGGAACTTTGCCCGCCTCTGTCTTGAAGACGAGGGCATCCCACACACGGTTGAGTCACATCACCTGATACTGAAGGGTTTGACGTGTAAGTTCCTTGCTAGGCTGATGATGATGCACCACGACCACGGTGAGTTTCAAGACGACGCTAACGAGGTGATGGAACATGCAATCAGGATAGCCACCACGAATGCACAAGCACTATCTGATGACGGTGTGTCTGTGCCTGACTGGTTGCTAGATGATCCCAAGTTGGAGCATCAAACGACAACGGAGACGGAGGTGCAAGATGCCGTCGAAGAGTTGATTAAGGATATTAAGGTCTTGCACAAATCAACTACCACAATTCATTAGAGGAGAGACACCACATGACTACAACTTATACAGATAAACTTACCGATGCGATGACCGATGAGTTGTTGCCACAGGCGAAGAGGGAACAGGACTTAAGCAAGGCGTTGCCACAGGTGAAGGACAACCTGAGGTCTGCGAGTAGGCGAACGGTTAACAAGAAGGTCGACTACTACCACGACCCGTCTACAAACTCGACGAGCGATGCGGAACTGGACATCTTCCCTGAGATCCCTGCCTTTCTCAAGCGTGACAATCCCAAGGCATACAAGAGTGGCATCAAGCCAAAGATGGATAGGCACGAGTTGATTGCGGTGGACATACTGCCCGCCACGTTCGAGAGCTTCGTAGCCAACGTAGCCAAGGGGGCGCAGGATGCTGCTGACAACTTTGGAATCACCATGCCTCAGGAATTTTGGAATGACTTCAAGTCAGGTGTAGAGGCTACGGCACTAGCAAGGGGCAAGTTCAATAGCGTCAAACATGGAGTGAAGGTTCCGTTTGTTGTCAAGAACTGGAGGAATGGCGATGAGTAAGTTTATAGTCGTTGTTGAGCAGATTAATAAATTTCACATCGAGGCAGAAAGCGAGGAGGCGGCAAGAGACAAGGCCGCTACCCATTACATCTGGGATGAGGATCAAGATTTGCCTGACACTTACGAAGCGCATATCACTGTATATAAAGATGGTCTGTTCTAACAAAGTTGACAAACTAGATGTCAGTGATTAAATAAGTTTTAGCATATTTGATAATATTACTTCACGGGGGAGACACCACATGAACGACATAGAAGAGCGGTTGTTGCGGCTTGAGACACAAGTCGAGTTACTTGCGAAGATGGTGATCAGCTACAGACCAAAGGATGTTGAGGAGCCGCCGCCTTCAAGGGCGGCTGACCACAAGTGGATCAGTGGCCTCACGAGAAATCAACACGCGACATTGCAGATGGTGATCAATGGGAAAAACGATGCCGAGATTTGTGAACGCTTCGGGATTGGTTTGTCATCTGCGAAGAGTCGGGTGTTGCAACTGCGTAAGCGGTTGGGTACAGCACTTGGTGTTGACGTGAGGAACAGGGGTGCGCTCATGCGTATTGCTGATGATGCACTGGAGGACATGAGTGACGAGCGATACTTCAGTTTGTCTGGACTCAAGCGTGACTGGGATGAGGCGTGGACGCCTGACGATAAGAACCTTAACGGAGATTTATATTAACTAACTAACATTACGGGAGACACCACATGTTACATTTGCGAAAGCGAGGGCAACGCTATTCCATATGGGGAGAGCATTGCGGAGTAAAAGTTCAAGAGAGTACTGGACTTACGGATCGGGATGAGGCGGAGAAGGTACTTGCCGCCAAGGTTCTTGAGATCGAGGCGGCCAACCCCGCATTGGCTACAGCACATCATGCGAAGGTTGCGCGAATACAGGCGCGGAAAGCGCCTGTGGTCAACTCTACAACGACGCCCGTTGAGTTGGGTGATTGGAAGCGTCTACATCTGTGGACGATGGCCGATGCGTGTCAGGTTTATCGTGACGGTGGAGACAGGAGCGGTAGCACACTCACATACATCAATAGATTTGAAAAGGTAATTGGTGACTTGCCATTGCCAAAGAAGAAGAAGGACGCAAAGGATTATGTAGACAGGGTCGAGGCCGCCGCACCGTTAGGGTGGGGCAATGGAACGTACAACAATAACAGTGCTATGATGAAGTCGGTGCTTCGGTACGTTGAAGCCAATGCAATAGAGAACGACGCACGGTCTAGTTATAGGGTTCCGAGTATGCCAACCAAGTCAGCTCCCCCTTTGAAGGATACCTTCCTGAGTGAAGAGGAGGTCGAACACTTTCTTGACGTAGTGAAGAGGGAGAAGCCTTACAAGTATTCTGTGTTTGTTGCCGCTCTATACACAGGAGCGAGGCCAGTTGAATTGGCGCGACTGAAGTGGAGTGATGTGTATATGAGAAACCGAATTGAGGATTGCGGAATTTGTTTCTGGCATCAGAAGGGAAAAGGTCACGCTGTACGCAAGAGGGTTGTACCTATGCACCCTCGTGTTCACACTGAGCTAGACAAGGTTGACGCAAGTAAGAGAGAAGGGTTTGTGTTTACGACTTTCTATGGACGTTCATACATAACACAAACGTCGTCAGGTAAACAACACGCGCCGACATTTGCAGGGTACTGGTTCCCCAAACTACGAGACATTGCAGGGTTGCCCAAGAATACGGTGTGTTACGACTTAAGGCATACGTTTGCTTCATGGCTACGAGGTAAGGGGGAACAGCTTGACACGATACAGAAGCTGTTGGGTCACGCCAACGTAAGCACGACACTTAGGTACGCACATTTACACCCCGACGATTTGAGTCGGGCAGTAGTCAACTTATAGGAAGGGAGCAAACTTTAGACGCTGTCACTTGTCATGTCATTATTGTCATGTGACAGTCTTTAGATAATATGGGGTTGAATTTTGTTTTAATATCAGTGGGTTAACGAGGTAGTAATAGAATTAATATTATCGAGTTTGCCACTTTTGATGACAGTTTGCCAACCCATATTTTTTTTGATTTTTTAAAAAACATGTGGAGAATATAGGTATGGATAAATTAATTGACTGGCAAGAGTGTAGGGACATCGTCGAGGATGAGATGTACGAGCGGTACGTCTTCAAAAACATCTGCCCGTGGGATAAGGAATACTACAATCTAAAATATAACGGAGAGGATTTCGTTCCTGACAAAGCTGACAAGACGCGAGGGAATTTGACCAAGTGTGTGGCGGTTGATCCTAAAACGCGAGCTTCAAGAAATCGTTGGCTATCTGGCATGGCAGATAGAGAACTCGCTTACCGAAGAAGCCTGCTTAAAACAACTGGGCTGTATGGACAAAAGGCAACAAGTGGGTGGGGCGTCATGGCGATGGCAATCGCTAAAGGAACCTACGACTGCCTGTCAACTAGTGATCAGAAAAGGCTCGTGAGTAAATCAGAATTATTGAGCAGTAAGCTTGGCGTGATTGACAGTCAGCCGAACACATCGAGGGATGTAATGTCTCGCTTGATTAATACGATGACTGATTCAAGAATTGATGACAGATTATACAATGGAACTGCGCCACTGTTTAAGACGCGATACAACAAGTTGTATTACCTAAGGACGCAGGGGCGATACGAATTCTGCTGTACTTTACTTTCCAATACGCTTGTGAGGATGGCGCTTAACCTGCGTCTAGACCCCATTGAAGACGACGTAAACCACGTTGCGAGATACACAGGGGTTTGGTGTAACGTCTTGGGTCATTCGTATGAAAGCTTTGCCCGCACGGTAGAAGTTGTCAACGCAAGCCTTGAACCAGACGACAAAATCGTTTTGAAAATCGGTAAAGATCAGATTAAAAACGAATTCCGCAACGATGATAATGTAGTTAATTTGTTACCGTAAATTAATGTAGCAAGTTGCAACTAGATTATCTGCAAATATCTTAATAGAATCCAAGATATTAACTCAACTTAACTCTGAAAGGATTGGTATGTATGAAGACATCTACATAAAGCTATTTGACGAGGCAGATGACTTGGAGGTCACTACAAGGGCAGTGAAATTCCAATGCTACTGCGTCATGTCAAAGGCGTTGCTTGAGTACAGAAACTCAGACAACTTTAAGAAACACGCACCTACCGAATTGGAATTGCTTTTTGCGAACGATGTTATCAATGAAATGATTGGTGACACGCACGAGGCGATGAGGGATTTGTGTGTCAGTGAAGAGGGATAAGCAGAAGCTCATCACCTCCTCACATCAGTAGACACCACATCTACATGAGGGCTTGCTAACCTGTTAAATTCTGGTTGGCAAGCCCTTTTTTTATGTGTGTGATTTCACATTAATGTAACAATCAAACTATAGTTTGCTGTCATCTTTTATGGGTGACAGCCACCGCTCGACACCACTCGATGAAGTCTTCCAGATTGGTTGATGACTTCATGGCGTTTGCATGTTGACAGACGAGCCACACATTGTCGTTTGTGTAGCCTCGCTCGTTGTCAATCCGGTCGGGCGAAGCCGCAAAGCGGCGAAGCTCCAGATCATCAGATGAACTTAGTGTCATGTGATGTCCTGTCAGAGCGCACTTACCCCCCTGAGCATCATACATATTGTAAAGGTCTTGCACGGTGATGTCGAAATCGTGGCCATGTTTCTTAGCCCTGACCCTAGCGTCTCGTATTAATCGAGGTACTCGTGTGACAGCCATACGGTTGTACGACCTGCATCGTTTGTTGTAGCACCTCGCACACTCCCAAGATCGGTAGCATTCGTTGGCCTTCTTCAGCAGGCGAAAGTCTGAGACAGGAAAAAAATTTTCGCACTTGCTGCACTTTCTGTCTTCAGTTGTCAAACTTAAGCCATACGGCGGCGGCAATGAAGCCGAGTACGCCCATTGTTACCGCCTTGATCAGCGTCGTGAAGACGGTACGCTTACATGAGCGCCAGTCGTCTAGTAGTTTACGGAGGTCGTGGATGTCCTGACCAGCCTCGCCATCAGATAATCCGATGTCGGACAATGCTTTCTTTGCGCCCTCGTGGGCCGCACGATTCAGTAAGGTTCGTAGTCTAGTTTCGTCAAGATCTTGCATGATGGGTTTACTTGTCATCGAACATATCGAGTGTCGTCCCGTCTTCGGAATTGTCCTCAACTTTATTCGGTTCTGGTTTTTGTATGTATCCGCCTTCGACTAGGACTATGCCGAGCATGTCGGTGAAGTCTTTCAGCCGGAGGGCCACGATGCTGTCTTCGATCTTCTCTTGGCTACGCCGCGTGATGACGACGGGTACGTCGGGGGACTGGCGCTTGGTTGTGTTTCCAATTGCTTGGCGCAGGGCTTCCCGTATGTTGAGTTTCTCCGTGCGCTTTGCCTCTACGAAGACGAGAGGGAGGCCAAGTAAATCAGCACCACCTGAGTTCAATGTAGTGAAGCCCCCTCCCGACAGAGGAGCGCGGCTAACGCGCTCCGTCCCGCCGAATAACTTTGCGTTAAACCAACGGGCGAGATCCCGTTCGTACTCATCGCCCTTCCGCTTTAAGGCTCTCCCCTGTAGACGCTTCACCAATCGAATGGGCTTTCGTCTGCCTGTGTTTCCTTACAGGGCGTGCATATGTATTGCCACTTGGGTCGTGACTTGGAGCTACCACATTTCATGCACGGTCGTTGCCATGTGCCAGCGTTCTTTCGTGAAGACGTCTGGTACTTAGCCGCCGAATAAATTGCGATACCTTCCCGATTGAGAATGCGTTTAAGTGTATCAACGCAACAGCCAGCTTCTGTAGCCATTGCGCGTAACGTCATTGAGTTTGATTTATATGTCGCTTCCAACCAGTTAAGATCTACCTGTGTAGTTGGATGTGCTGGCATATAATACTCCCTAAAGTTTGCCATAACATGTGCTTTATTTACATCGCATATAAATAAAGTCAATAGAAAACAAACTTTAGGGTTGACACCGTCATTTTTGACCGACATATATATATAACAAGTCATGAACATCAATTGATCGCTGATGCTTCGCATCGCTCTTGATCTCAGTCAGTTAGATTTACTTAACTTTATATAACTATAGCCACTCACGAATTTGTCTGACACTCACGCCGAACTCTCGTGCGATTACATCGAGTGGATAACCATCCCCCATCTCTCCACCATTTTCTGATGCCCACTTCACCCTCTGACGTAGCGGTGTTGTGCTGATAATGACAGGCATACCATCGTGCGCTTCCCCAAATCCTATGTAACAAGTCTTGTGTGCCTCGGTTCTGGCTCTCACCTTCCCGTAGCTGACACGAACAGCAGTGACAATTCGATAACTCTCTTTGTCTCGATCTTCTCTGCGTGTTCGCATATCATCGAGTGTCTTCCAACCCGACTCATCAACGACGCCCCGAACTTCCTCTGCTCGTAGCCGACCTTCCTCTGTCTCTGGAAAGATTTGTGTTACACGCATCTGAGTTTCCAGCAGGGTGAGCTGGTTGGTTGATCCAGCTTCTGCGCCGGAGGTTGGTGTAGACGATCCGGCGGCCTGTTGAGGTTTGTTGGCGTGATGTATTCCGATCACACTAAAGCCAGCGTTCCTGAGTGACAGCAGTACATGGTTCACAACTGCCCAGTCTTGGGATCTGTTCTCGTCGAACCCGCTGAACGCAGTTCGTAAGGTATCGATCACTATGACATCTGCATTGTGGCCCCGCGCATTTGCTATGACTTCCTTGAGTCCGTCTTCGCTCCGCATGTCCAACACACTTGCTTCTTTATTTGCTGGCGAATAAACCGCGAAGCCTTCATCGTCGGCTGGCCTGCCAAATGTCTCATGAAATCTATCGATACGATCTGTGATTTCTCCCAAGCCATTCTCGAAGTCTAGGTATAGTACTCGACCTTTCTGCATGTTCTCGTAAGCGGCGAAGTCCTTGCCGCAGGCAAGGGCGTACATAAGATGGCCGACAAACAACGACTTCCCATGCCCACTGTAGCCGTAGACCTGTGCAATAGTCGGGTGACTAATCGCTGGATACATAAGGTAGCGTTCCTTACCGAGCTTCTTACGGATCTCATCAGCGTTTGCTCTGGTGACGAGCGGTTGCATGGGGATCTCCACTGCAACTTCTTGCTTCTCTGTTTTTGTATTGATGAGATGACCGTCGTCATCGTATCGCCACGGCTTGTCGCGCCTGTCTTTATCGACGACCGAGTTGATGATCACGAATATTTCTCGCTCGCTCAATGGGTCGGGCATAAACTCGTCGACAAGTTTTGTAGCCTCTTCCATTAGATCACGGGGATCACATCCTTCAGCTAGAAGTTTGCCGACGTATTTCGTTAGCGCGGCATTCCTTCCGCCTGTTGGTATCACACCTCCGTCTGCAAGAACCTGATCGCGTGCTGTAGCTGGCTTCAGTTCGTCTGCCACGACATTTGCCAGGGACGGTATTTTGTTCGCAGCCAGCATTTCTTTGATGTCTTCATCACTGGCTTCAGTCACATCCTTGAGGAAGTTTCTGGCCTGCCAAACCTTCTCACGAGATAGATCATCGAAGTCGTTCAGCCATTCATATGTCTTGCCATCTTTCCTTCGACTTGGGGGTAGCACAGCTACGCCACCGTCGCCCCGAAAGTCCAGTCCTTCAACTGACGGCCATGAGAAGTCATGCTTGGATACGTTCGAGCCGACCTTGTTAGGGTGTCGATCTCCACCGTCATGCTCCCAGTAGTAATGGATGCCCTTCCGTGTTTGCACAGCTACATTAGAATCTAGTCCAAGTTTCTTTGCCTCTTGGACAGCTTCCTCATTATCGCAGTCAACGACTACGACCCCTGATGTTCTGCCTGTTATGAGTAGTAAGTCGAAGTCATATGCGATGTTACCATTCTCTTGTTTTACTCCGTTTTCAAACCAGTCATGGACGAGTTGCTCAGGCGGTTGGACGAGTTGATAGTCTCTCCATTTAATAAGGGGGATCTTGCCCTCAGGCTCACATGGAATGAAACTCCACCCTCTGTCATAGTATTCAAGTGCCGCATTGTATAGGCGGTCGTGGTGATCAAGTAATCTATCTTCATCCATAAATTCAGCTCTCTATATAATCATTAATGTTCAGGTCATAAGTTTTGATAAGTGTTGCGAGAGCAGTGCCATTAACTTCGGCTCCTCGCATCCATCTATAAATGGTGGTGAAGTGATGACCAGTAGTTGCCGAAACGTCAGCAACTCTGCCGCAATCTTTGACAAGCCTAGTCATATTTATGTGTGTCATGTTTTCTTTCTCCAGTTTCTAAGACTTGCATATACAATAAAGTTTGCATAAAAGCTAGACAATAATAAATAAACATTGTATAAACAAATCTTCAAAGCCATAGCGGCGTAACTTTAAAAGAGGAATTAAATGACGGAATTATCAAAAGAACTAGCAGAAGAGATGGAAGCCTTTGGTATGAAGCCTGCTATCTCAGAGGATGACGAGAAATTTTTATCGGATGTATCCGACCTGCAAAGTTTGCAAACTAATTTAGATGCAATCAAAAAGAAAGTCGATAAGTTAATCGAAACCATTTGTGCTACGATGCCAGTTGAAATCGGAGATACATATAAAACTGTAAAAGGTGTGACGGTTACTGTCACAAGGCCGGAGCGTTTCAAGTGGGATCAGGATTTAATCAAGCAGTTACTCAATGATGTTGATGTACTGCCATCTCATGTAACCAAACGCTATACAGTAGAGAAGCGTAAGTTCGAGAGGCTTCCCGACGAGGACAAGGCGTTGCTGTTGCCAGCACTCACTCGTGAAGCAGGCGCACCGAAGATAACTGTGGATGACTTAAGTGTTTAGGCCTCTGAAAACCTCTGGCGACGAGGTCAAAGGCGCACAGAAAACTCTCTTGTACGGACATCACGGATGGGGAAAGACAACCCAAGCCGCGCACATGCAAGAGCTATACGGCAAGACGTTTATAATAAGTGGTGAGGCAGGCTTGATGAGCCTGTCGCACCTCGACATAGACTACCTTGCGTTTAACTCGTGGCATATCCGTGGTCGAAACAGACCAGAAGAAGGGGTCTATTCTCTTCAAGTTATACGAGAGATGGTTGGTTCTGACGAGTTCAAGAATACTGGATACAAATGTATTGTGCTTGATAGCTTGACGGAAGCTGGCGACATGTTGCTGGCTGAACTCGAAGACAAGCACAAGAAC